GTATTGACTTAAACGATCAACCTTTGCCTTCTCTGGCTTTAGTGTTACATTCCAGATTGCACCCTTAAATGGTGGGACCTTAATCTGCTCATTTGCCATAGCTTCACTCATAAAGCGATAAGAAGCGATATCGCCGTCACCGTTATCAAAATTAAGTTCTGTAGGAACAGAAACGCCTGTTCTTACTTCTTCCTCAATTGTTACAGCCGACTTATCGTGCAGGACCATGAAGCCTTTCAATAAACCCAGACGGGACAAACCCACTGTGGCCTGCAATTCCTTAATCGGCTGATACATCTCACCATAGAGTACCACTGTTTTGTCAGCATCGATTGCTTCAATCTTTGCCTCGGTTGCGGTACCTACTAATTTTACCATTTCAAAAAACCCTAATCCACCTGTATGTTTCACAATGTCTTTAAGTGCGTCAGTTATGCTCATTATTTTCCCTTTGTTTACAATTCTTAAAATACTATCTTATCATTAAGGACGATATGTCATTTAGCGTTTGTCCCATAATTATCCGTTAATGGTTAGTTTATATTGTTTCTTAAAAAATGTCAAACATTTCACATTTTGGAGAAATCAAATAAGGTTTCTAAATGTTTATGTTCCTTATTTGTTCTCGAAAGGTCAAAGTTAAGGACCCCAAGGAGATTTTCAACCTTCTTGTCAACAATACTGGCCTGCATTCCTTCTGTATCAAATGGTAAATTTAAAAACCAATCCGGCAAATGTGCTATATCGACCGGGAAAGCAATTGATGAAATATTATAATCATTATTTGTCCGTAACTTACAAACAATAATTTTCTGTCCGTCAATAATCTTCATGGCGTGCTGATCCATGTTAATTTCTTTCATCCTATTCCATGCAAGACTTGCCGTAACATGCCCGGGTACATGTAAATTACCCATGTCAATACCTTTCAATTTCTGAAATCCGGCGTGCTCAATCTTATCTCTGTAATGCGAAAGCTTATTAACTGCCCGCGGAGTTCCTTGCTGCCACGGCTTCATGTCTTCAAATTTTTCCTTAAACAGACGGATCTTTTCAATAACTGCATTTTCACCTTTGTCGCACAATGTATCCATTAAAATCTCTGATAGGAATTCCTGCACGAACTTAGGAGTATCTGCACGCTTTAAATCCAGACCCATAGCTTTAACTTTACCCGGCTTGCCGCTAATATCAAGTCTAATTCCGTCCTTATCATACATCAAGCAAGCATAACGTTTCTTAACCATCCAGATTCCACTTACAGAAACAGTTTCACGTGAACTAGCAATAACGCCTGCGGAACGCTTAACTGGGACATTCAGCCTGTTCAAAAGAAAGTCTGGAAAAGTTGCAGAAACTGCTTTAGCAAGATCGTTGTATAGACTAATAATGCTTTCTTTTGACCAATCAATTTCTCCACTGTCAATTTCCTTGCGGAGAATTGGATACGCAGAAAAATAACAAGAATTATGTAACAGAATATTATTACCAAAGAACCACGGCTTAGTTTGATTTTTCATACCGATATCATAGACATATTCATCATCGGCTATTCTTATCTTTTTAACAGATTTTACTTTTGCCTTGTGTAATGAAATTTCTTTAGGAGATTCTCTATTGGCAAGATAGTGTTGAACTTCCTTATAAAGGACGGGCAAATCTCCCAATGGTGATAATATAAGTTTCTTTAATGCATCTGCTAAATCTTTACTTTTCATTCCAAAACCTTTTTAAATTTTCTATAATCATATCTTTATTTCTTTTCCAATCATATTCCCATAGAACAAATATATCGTACCCAGAATTCTGCGCATATGTTCTTTTTGCCTGATCTCTACTCTTTATTTGCTTTGCAGTCAATCTTCTCTGCAAGTGATAAAAATCATCATTATAAACTCTTGGATCAGTATGCCAATATGTTCCATAAAACTCTATTAATTTTTTCTTTTCTTTATTTCCAAAATCAAATGGACCAAAATATAAATTCTCTAATCTAATTGATATATCTAAATTATCTATAATAGTTTTTAATTCATTGAATACAGATATCTCTAAATCCGATTGTTTTCTATCAGTTAAATTACGAGATAAACAAAACTCTTCAAATTTCTTCTTACCTATTTCTTCCCCGTATTTTTCTATAAAATAATCAATAGTGGTTGTATATCGTTGCCTTTCGCAATATTCTTCCCATTTATTGATACCTTCTCCCTCGCCATGGCGTTCGATAAAATTTTCTAATGTCGATGATCTAGATTTATTATAGTTGTCAAAATCTTCCTTTGACATATTATATTTTTTTGCCTTATATTCGAATGTATTCGTTTCTGCCTGAATGTCTTGATAATTCTTCCATTTTTCAGAACCTAGTTCTTCACCATATTTTTCGATAATTGATTCTTTTGTATTGCTGAATAGCTTATTTAGATTTTTTGCAGTTATTTCTGCTGTCGGATACCTAATCTTATATTCTTCGGGTGTAATACTTTCTGCGCAAGAATTTTTCAAATGTGTCCTTGTAATACGTTTGAATATTTTATTACAGGCGCAACATTTTATAGCATCACCATTAATAATTGCATCTTCTCTTGCTATAAAATCTATGGATCTTCTTGTATCTCGTACAACTCGTTTATCTACGACCTCTTTATATTTTTGTTTTCCAATGTCTTCACCATATTTTTCTATATAAAATGATTCTTTTCTAAATCCTACCATAATATTTCCTATAAGTTATGCTGTTATGTCCATAACTTATTTATCATTTACTTTTATAGATATCAGAATATCAGAATCTAATATATCGGCTGGTTTTACATCTATTAATTTCCCGGCACGTTCAACCATTACTGAATGATCTTCGGTAATGGTAATAATATTTCCCAATTCATCTTCTACCTCATATAAGTCCTTTGACACCTTATGCCTGTAGATATATTCTATATGTCCCAAATACGGTTCGTCGATATCATTGTCATAACTCATTACCATTAATTCGGGATTGTAGGCATATTCTTTATCACCATCATTCCAGAATTCCTCACAACTTTCAAATAATTCTTCGACAGTTTTTTCACCGAAATTAGAAAGAACATTAGTGGACGAGATATGGCTGTCCGTATCCCCGTAGACAATGGCTTGACCATAATGATCATATTCTCCAGTCATCATTTCATTGGTCTTAGCCGCCATATGTTTGGTAATTGTTCTACCAGTTAATGTCGTGGATTGACCCAGTCGCTGATCGAAAAATCGACTGCCTGCATTCAACAAAGCACCGTATGCGGAGTTTAGATTAATCTTCTTAACCAGTTGTCGCTTATCCCAATATCCAATAATGCGCTTTAAATCCTGCTGACTTCTGTGAATAGCCTTACCATCCTTAACCATTAGATTGTGTTGATTCATATATTGAACAACTCTAGTCTTATGCCCCTCGGCAACAATTTCCTTCAATTTTGTCGGTTTATAGGATTCGGAATCTATATATGGATTAGCCTTAATACCTGCATCGGATATATCGTTATTTGTGAACAAATCTACCGGTATCTTTACACCTTCTATCTTAGCATTGTCTTCAATGTCTGTATAGTTAGTCATAATTTTCTGGAGTGCTTTTCTCTCATTATACCAACGAGTTAATAGACTCGGAATTACACCGTCTATATCAGTCTTGAAAATAGTGCCATTGGCACTAATACACCAAGGCATTCCACCGCCGAAAATTAAGTCATACAGTTCCTTACCTGTAACCTCAAATTCACTGCCGTCTTCCATATCGAGAATAAGCTTGTTAGCAATGTCCTGATTATAAAAATCTTCCATCTCGAGGACATTGAATCTATCGTTCCACCAGCTTGCAAATGTGTGCTTGCCGCCTTTGGCTTCCCAATCCTTAATGGCCTGATTGGTACGATCCAAACGAATTTGCCCAACAATAGTCTCTGGGCTCATATTGAGGGCTCTGATTACAGATGGATACAGGGATTTCATGTCGGTGGATGCGATCCAACGGTGAAATCCTTTGCGCGGATTCGCGACCCATCCGCCCGCCGCTCGCGTAGAAGTTTCATCGTGGCTACGTTTCTTATCCGGGCAAACTTCGCCGCGACTATGGGCTTCCACAAGGACAGATTGGTCAGTAACTGCAACCGCACCCATTGTTGTCTGGATTAATACGCATGTACCGTGTGCAATGGAATTTGCTAGATCGATAAACTGTAACTTTTTATCTAATCTATCGAGTAATCGTGTATCTTGTATATTATATTCTAGGAATTTTTTAAAATCATCATTATACAATTCATCTAATGTGCCTTCGTATGCAATCTTGCTTTCGCCGAGCTCGGAGTCGGCAATGGCATTCAATGCATAGCTGTGTCGTTCTTCATAATTGTATTTCTTGTAGATTTGCATGTAATCCACATGAACACGACCAATCAAATCGTATGTCTGTGCAGTCTTGCCACCACGCTCAAACTCTCGAACTTTTGGCTCTTGATCCCATAGGCATAGTTTGCGGGCTTCGTGACGCCCTAGAACTTTCTTAATACGATTTACAACATACGGAATATCGTATGCTTCACTGTTCCATCCGCTAAGGATATCTGCATCTTCAATGACAGACATAAATGCTTGCAGCATTTCGCCTTCGGATTTGAACAATACAACATTGCCGACTTCTTCGGCGATTTGTTGCGCTTCTTCCCATGTGATTGTTTCCGGTGGAATGGCAAGACAGATAATTTCATCAATCCATTGCAAATGCACAGATATTGATGTAATAAAGTTATCTGCATCCGCCGCGTCGGACCAACCCGATTCCTTGTCGAAGCTTGTTTCGATGTCGAAAAATGCAATATTTAGTGCCGGTGGTTCAGAATGTAAATAATTTTGTTCAAGACACCGAAATATAGAATCAACATCTGTCTCCCATTTCTTTACGTTATGTGAGAGAGATTTTACTATCTTAGTTTTTTCTGTAAAAGTTCTCGGGGTTACCTTCCTTACAGTATCCCCATAAATAGATTTATGGGATCCTTTCGGATCTGATATAAAAAAATGATAATCGGGTGCGTATTCCTTGTAAACACGCTTACCACTGACGCGTTCCACTATTTTAATAACTTCTTCGGTACCACCCCTCTTAAAAAGTGCATCAACGTAAATGATATTCTCCTTAACCTAAACCCGCAATCTTGTATAGTTCTTCAAGAATTTCATGATCGTCCCTGCGATCATTCATTTTATTCTTTTGAACATCTTTAATCAATCTATTAATAATAGCCGGCTTAACCTCAAGTTCATCTGCTACTGCTCTTACGGTCTCTGATAATCCCTGTTTTAAGTCTTCACATTCTTGTAACAGAGAAACTCCATCTTTTACAAGTTGCTTTAATCTGGCAGTATTTTCTGGTGAAATTTTCATATCATCTCCTAATTTAGCCTAAGTATAAGCTAAGAAATTCTAAAAGTCAAGGGTTTCTTACTTGCAGGCGCAGCGTGCCGCTTCTTTACCAGTGTAATCTGCTATAGCAGATTTAATTGCCTCTTCAGCAAGGATGGAGCAATGAATCTTCACTGGTGGCAGGGCCAATTCATTGGCAATTTGAGCATTCTTAATGCTTCCTGCTTCATCGAGCGTTTTTCCTTTGACCCATTCGGTTACAAGCGAACTCGACGCAATCGCTGCTCCGCAGCCATACGCTCTGAACTTCGCATCTTGGATGATACCATCTACCACTTTTAATTGTAATTTCATTAAATCGCCACATGCGGGGGATCCGACTAACCCAGTTCCGACATTTGGATCATTCTTATCAAGTGAACCCACATTGCGTGGATTTTCATAGTGATCTAACACAGCTTTACTATAAGTCATCTTTCATCTTCTCCTAAAAAAGAGTAAA